GGAAGCGAAGAAATGGACATTCATACACAGCGATGTCACCGCATACTACCTGACCTTGATAGCAGTGAGGTACGACTTCAAATTCATGGACGACAGTCTGCTAAACGACTACGAAGAGATAAAACAAGGAATCATAGGACACCGGAAACCAACCGCAAGACTTGTAGACGAGGAGGTGACGTTGAGCAATGCTCCGGAATCATTGCAGGAGTATTGGGATCAGAATTTAAAAAACAAGACAGCACTAGAACAAGTGGACTCCCTGAAAAATTTTAACATAGCAACAAACGGTATTAGCATTACCGCAGAGACAACAATAGGTCACAAGGTGGCACACAACAACTACCACAAGCTGTGGATCGACTCAACTGTGTTCAGCAAGAAAGAAGTCGTGATGGGACTCATGGAATTGAATTGCTTTCCAATAATGATGCCGGTCAGTGGAGAAATGGACACACAGGAAGAAGTCAAGGAGTTCTGGGAATGGATGAACGCATTCAAATCACAGGGCATAGACATACTGACCCAGTGTTCGTGGGGTTTCGATGTCAAGGAACCCGTGTATGTCAAGGACGTCAAGGACCTAGACAAGAGTCACACACAGATAAAAAGGCAAGGACAGATGATGATCAGCAACAATCATTCAAGAGAGTTCTTCGAGAACCTGTACGAGATCAACCAAATGAGCCGACAGTTCAAGTTCATCAACGAGGACACCAAAATCATTTTCGTCAGGAACAGGATACCTAGGGCGGTGATCAAAAGCAAGATAAAACCAAAAGCATCATTGGTAACATTAGGTGGTGGTTATTACGCCACGGGCACTGATAACCTGAAAAGACTTCTTGAGAATCTTCCAAAAAAGTTGTATTATAGTGATCACCAACCGAGTAGTTGGGATTGGCACGATCACGTTATAGTGAGACTTTAAATATGAGCAGTTGTAAATTAGTAATAAAAGACGAAGTGAACGTCAAGTTCGAGAACCTTTCCCTGGAATGGAGGAAGAGGCTTTCCAACAAATTCAAATATGAGATACCATATGCCAGACATCTACCAGCGGTCAAGCTAGGCAGGTGGGACGGCAAGGTGTCATTCTTTGGGTTGGGCGGGACGACCTATCTCAACCTGGTTGATCAAATACTGCCCATACTAGAAGATGGTGGTGTGTACGTGGAGATGGAGGATCAAAGAGAGCAACACAACTTTGAATTCAAAGCAGTAGACAAAGATTACCTATCACACATAAAATGGCCAGACAATCATCCAATGGCCGGACAGTCAATAGAGTTAAGAGATTATCAAATACAAACCATAAACAAATTTATAGAAAACCCTCAGTGCATACAAGAGATCGCCACAGGAGCAGGTAAGACCATAATTACTGCGGCACTGTGCCAATTGGTCGAACCTTACGGACGTACACTGACAATAGTGCCAAACAAAAGTCTAGTGACACAGACCGAGGAGGACTTCGTTGCATGTAATCTAGATGTTGGCGTGTACTACGGAGACAGGAAGGAACTGGGAAGATTTAACACCATCGCAACATGGCAATCACTAAACGTACTAGAAAAGAAAAGCAAGGACGAACACTCGGAAGCATTCGCGGAAGCGATAAAAGGAATCAACACAGTGATAATTGACGAAGTACACATGGCCAAGGCCGATGTCCTCAAAAGATTGTTGACCGGGCCTTTCGCACACTGTGGCATACGTTGGGGACTGACCGGAACTGTTCCCAAAGCAGAATACGAGTTCATGGGGTTGAAATGTAGCATAGGTGATGTCACACACAGGATACAGGCGAGTGAACTGCAAGACAAGGGCGTACTTGCCAATTGTCACGTCAATGTTTTACAGACACAGGATCATCCACAGTTCAAAACATATGCAGAAGAACTCAAATGGCTCACAACAGACAAAGTTAGAATGGCTTGGGTGGCGAAAACTATAAAAGATATCTCAACATCAGGTAACACACTTATACTTGTTGACAGGATATCAGCGGGGGAGATATTACAAGAACAGATCGAAGATGCGGTGTTCGTGTCAGGATCAACCAAAAACGTAGACAGGAAGGAACAATATGATGAAGTATCTACTGCAACAAATAAGGTTATTATCGCCACATATGGAGTTGCCAGTGTTGGTATTAATATTCCTAGGATTTTTAATCTTGTTCTCATAGAGCCGGGCAAGTCATTTGTCCGTGTGATACAGAGCATAGGGAGAGGAATCAGGAAGGCTGAAGACAAGGAGAACGTGCAGATATGGGACATTACCAGCAGTTGCAAGTTCGCGAAAAGACACTTGGGGGCAAGGAAAAAGTTTTACAAAGAGGCCAATTACCCGTATACTATAGAAAAGATAAATTATGAAAATCCTTACACTTGATAACAGAACATACAAACTAGAGAAGATCCCAGAATGGGTTGATGAGAACCTGAGATTCGCAGTGCTGGACAACTCAGATCCCAATGAACCGGATTTCTTCTACATACCGTTGATATTCCTTGAGAGCTTCAATGCTCCCGCGGCAGTGCTACAGATTGGAGAACACAGGATCAAGATGCCTCTAGACTGGAAGATGCTGATAGGAGAGGCAGGACAGTCAGAGATGCACGTGTTACCGATTACTAGTCTAAACGACAGAGGATTTGATGCATTCACGTTCAATCCGTTGTCTAGTCCTAAACCAGATTTCTATCCCATAGATGTTGTGGACATATACACGGAAGTCAAATGGTACTTCCCAAAGATCAAATCAGGACAGATGTTGGCTGTGCCGTTGAGTAACGGACCAAAACCAATGTGTGCCTACTTCGTCAAGGACATTTCAAGACAATGCGAACAGGTAGACTATGGCTCAGTCTGGTAGGAAAACAATCAAGATAGATGCACCAATACTGATAACAGGTGATGGTACTCCAGTGTGGATGGACCATGGCGAATGGGCGGCAGACTTCTTTGGTTGGTTGTCAAAGGTTAAAATGAATAAGAAATTATCAGGTTTACAACACCTCAACAGTAAGATAAAATTAACGTTCGTAACACCAAAAGATTGCACAATGTTTGGATTAAAATATGCCGGCAGAAAAAAATAGAAAATTCTTTGATCTGAGGAACGGACTCAAGGCGGTTGACTTCAGGAACAAGGACTACTTCGACAGGATAGATGACAAGGAGCAGTCCTTGTACTCCCCCTACATGCTGATGAGATACGTCTCCAGCGTGTCCTCAAAGGATCCGTTCTATGTGGAACACTACGTGGAGATGGTGAACGAGTGTGTGAACAAGCACTGCTTCACGTTAGGCAAGCACAAGAAACTGTTGTGGATACTGACTGCCATGTGTGGAGCGGAGACACAACAATTCCATCCATGGTTAAAACCCATGAAGCGTGTGGCGAACAAATCTTTAAAAAAATTAATGCAGATCTATCCCAACTGGAAAGAGACAGACCTAGAAACACTTGACAAAGTGATCACAGACAAAGAACTTGAGGAACTGATGGAGGCACATGGCATCGAATCTAAATAAGTGTACATACTGCGACAAGACATTCGCAAAGGAACGTACACTGCAAGTACACCTGTGTGAGCCAAAACGAAGATACCTACAAAGAGATGAGAAGTGGGTGGTCAACGCTTTCATGGTTTTCCAGAGATTCTACCAGATACATCAGCACAATTCAAAACCTAGGACATACGACGACTTCGTTAACAGTGCATACTACAACGCATTCGTGAAGTTTGGTCGTTTCATCATGCACATAAATCCATTGTACCCAGACAAGTACATAGACTACGTGTTGCACTCGAAGATCAAACTGGATCACTGGGCTAGAGACGACCTGTACGAAGCGTACCTGATCGAAGCACTAAAGTCAGAGCCCGTGGAGGCCGCACTACAGAGGAGCATAGCCACCATGATGGACTGGGCCACAGAGCAGAACGCACAATGGCCTGACTACTTCCGATTGGTCAACACCAACAGGGCAGTGCAACACATACAGCAAGGCAAGATAAGTCCTTGGTTGTTGCTAGGTTGCAGTGCAGGCAAAAGGATGTTAAAATCATTTAACGACGAGCAATTACAAATGATAGAAAGATTTATAAACCCAAGTTTCTGGCCGAGCAAGTTGAAGAGCTACCCGGCAGATCAAATGTTGGTACAGGACACAGCAAGGGAGGCTAAGATTGTCTAAGATAGATGTGGATCAATCGGATGAATTGGATTTCGTTGATGGTGACAGTTGTGTCATCATAAGCAAGAACGGAGAGATAAGAAAGATCATAGTACCAAAGATGGACACGGCGATGATAAACAGTGCAGGATACAGAGCATTGCTTGACGTGATAGATCTATTGCAACCCGGTTCAAGAGAAGAGTTCATCAAACACAACGAGAAAGACAAAGGGAGTGTACACTAATGCCTGATGTAGACATAGATTTCTTCGACCGAGACAAGACTTTAAAACTGTTCAAGCACACGCCGGCCACGATAATCAAAGGTGACAAGACCGAGAAGCACAAAACAGGAGTGTACTTCCATGCCGTGCCGGAACACCCAGTTACCGGACATGCTTCTTTGGATTACAAAAAAGCGGAAGACAGGGGATACTTCAAGATAGACTGTCTGAATGTGAACATCTACAAGGAAGTAAAATCAGAACAAGAGCTGGTTGAATTAATGATACAGGAACCTGATTGGGACATGTTGAAAGATCCAAAGATAGTGGAAAATCTTTTCCACCTGAATGGTCATTACAGCATAGTGTCCAAACTGGAACCAAAGACCATAGAGCAACTGGCGGCGGTGTTGGCCATAATACGTCCTGCCAAGCGACAGTTGATGTACAAGGACTGGATAGACATAACCAAAGATGTCTGGACCAAACCCACGGACGGATCATACTTCTTCAAGAAGTCACATGCGGTGGCTTACGCACAGGCCATAGTAGTCCAGATGAATTTGATAAGCAGGGCTAAATATAGCTTTAGTGCAACACAAGATTAAAAAACTCGCTAAAAAACTTCCTAAAAAACATAAGACATCCAACCCATACAGAAGATCAGAACTTGATTCATATCAGCCTAATAATCCTCTGACGAAGTATGTTGAAAAGGTATGTGGGGTTAATTGTACAGATCCTGATAAAGTTTAAACGGGTCTTCTCACTAATTGGATAGTTCTTCGCTTCACACGTTTCTTTGAGATCTCTGACAGCTTGACTGTTGGGCCATGCACTATCTCAACATCCTTTGAGTTCAAAGTGATCAGTGTTGTACGGAAGTATCGGAAATCTCCCTTGAGGAATATGTTTATTGGTAATTTACGATTGGATTCGTGCCACCAAGTCTCCCCACACTTCAAGAAATGCATCTTGTCCTGCGGCATCATCAGCCTGCCGTAATCATAGAAGCTGATCACGTTGACGTCCTCATTCTGCACTATGCCCACGTACTCCAGATCGCCCTTGCGTATCAGGCTCAGGAATGGGAATTTGTCCTTCAATGTGTTAAAAATTTCGTTCATTCTATATCTATAAATACTGTTAAATATGTATTATG